GGGTACCACGCCCTGACCTTTCAGGAGCTCGCGAGCCTCCTTCGCGTCTTTCTTGGACGTATGGTAGTGGTCGAGGAGCCCGTGCTCGTGCGCGATCCGCACGATGGCCGGCTCGAGACCGATTGCCTCAGAGGTGATCTGAGCGGCCTTCCAGAGCTGAGCCTCGCTATCTTCCTCGACGCTCCATTTCTTACCGTTCCACGCGAGCACACCCACGCCCTCGACCGACACGAGGCGGCCCTCGAAGCGGGCGATCATGCGCTTCGCGTTGTCAATGTCGGAGCCGTCGAGATCGAGGGCGGCCCAAAGGTCGCGGCCCGTGATCCGCCCGGCCATGCCGAGCTCGACTTCCGGCATCTCGACGGGCTCTTTCTCGGCGGCGAGCGTCTCGGCCTGAGCGCGCCACTCACCCTTCGCGGCTTTCTTCGAGGTGCCCTTCGCGACGGCCTCGAGGGCTTCGTCGGTGGCGGCCGCGAGGGCTTCATAGTGGCGGATGCCAGCGGCTTCCAACTTGGCGGCTACGGCGGCGCCGATCCCTTTGATGGCGGTCAGATCGTCGGCGGGCAGGTTGGAGACGGCGGAGGAGCGGGCGGCCTTCGCGACGGCCTCACGGATCTCGGCGGCTTGCTCTTCACGGCGGGCGATTGCCTCGCGGATTTTCTCATTGACGGTCTTCATAGCTCGATACCTTTGCTTTATTTTTCCACCGGTCTGACGCCGGCTGGAGGATATTAGGATCGTCGTCAGGCCGCCCAAAACGGCCCAGCGACTTTTACGCGTCGAGCGTCTCGACGGCGATAACGCCCTGATCGTCACATGCGGACAGGACGCCGAGCGGGCGGGTCTTCACGTCCTTCGGTAGGGTCTCAAGATCGCGAAGAGCGACGAGATAATCCTTACCTCCCAGACGGATGGCCGATACAGGCTCACCGATCAGAGATTTCCCGATGGCGACCCGGGCGGCCTTATGGCGCTCGGCATATGTGCCGGCAGTGTCAGCCAGAGCCTGGAGCTCCATGACTTGGCTGGTAGTTCCGATATATGCGGGCTTGCGCAAGATTTTCACAGCGTGTCCTCTCGTAAGTGTTCCCCGTTTGTTCCGGGTAGTTTTCAGGTAGAGAGGAGATGGGTGCGTCTCCAAACGATCGGCGAAGATTTTTTAACTTCGCGGGGCGTTTTTAGTCTGAGACGGCACGGAGCAGGACGATCCCAGGATTATCATGACGATCCAAATCGTCCTGAAGTCCCTGTATTTGCAGGGTTTTTGCCTGTCTTTCGAGGGGTTGCTATGATAATCCGCTCGATTCCCAGGAGGTGCCTATAGAGAGGGGTCGTTTTTAACTTTGCAGGATGGAGGAGAATAACCCCCCGCGGGCGCGGGGAGACTATGGATTTCCATTTTTAAGAATGACCCCTCTCTATAGGAGCCTCTCCGGATTGGGCCGGATTATCATAGCGGAAGGCGACGGAGCGAGCCGATGGCCTTATTTTGTTGGGGATTGGGGCTATGATGATCCATGATGATAATCATGGGATCGTCCTGGTCGAGGGCGATTTCGCCGGATTTCAGCCCTGAATAGGAAAACAAGAGCCCGGTTTTTCCGGGGTGGTATGTCCTGGTCAGGGGGAGGATCGGAGCCGGTGAGATTTTTTCTTCCGGCGGCTCAGCGATAGCAACACATGCTTCTCAGACACTGAGGAGACCCCTATGACCGATCTGATCGAACGCCTGAACTACGTCGCAAACGAAGCCTACGAGGCCGCCTCGGCATTGCCGAAGGCCGATGATCCGCACTTGGAGGGGCTCATCTTCGAGCTCGTCGAGCGGACGGACGCGATCGCTCGACACACTTGCTTCGCGATGGATGGGGAGTGCTCTCTCTGGAGTGCTCGGACGGCCGCGGTCGATCTGATGGAATATGCCGATCTCGAGGCCGATATCTCGGCCGGGCGGGATCTGTGGCGTCTCGTTGATGAGTGGCCCAATGCGGACGCCTTCTGGAATGTCATCCACCCGATGATCTTGGCTCTCGGCGCGGTGCCGTCGGATGAAGCGGGATATGGGGAGGGATTCTCGGTCGAGAGCGCGCTGGAGCAGCTCCTGGAGGAAGTGCGTGCACGTCGCCTCAAGCATGAGTTATCCTGAGCCCATGCTATCGGATCAGGCTCAGCTCATCCTCGTCCTGGTCTCGGCCGTCTTCACGGCCGGGGTGCTCCTCGTGCTCTGGCTCGAGTTGAGGCGTCATCGGGAGCCAGACTTGAGCGACGTCGCTGAGAAGGCGATGCGCGAGGCGCCGTATCACTTGCTGGATCGGTAGGCATTTCCGGGCACGGCCTGAGAGCATCATCTCTCTCGAAAGATAAACAGAGAGACCCGCCCTCAATGACCTTCGAGCTCCCCGCGTTCATCGCGTGTATCGCCGTATCCGTATTCCTATCCTGGGCGCATCGTGGCCTCCAGGCGTGGCGAGATCGTCGAGCGTGGCTCCGGTCTGAGCCTGACCCCGTGGCCGTGGCCTTCATGGTCGAGCACATCTCGGCCCAGGTGGAGTGGGATACCTCGCGCCCGGCAGTGAGTGCCGATCCGGTCTTCGATCATGACAAGGAGAAGCGGGTCTCGTGGGCGCGGTCGCGGTGATTTTGGACGGGGCTCGGCTGTCTCTATTTCCCTGGAAACGCAATCAGGGAGAGATGAGATGATCGATTTCGCGAAACTTTGTGGGGCCGGCGCGGTGGCGCCTTATCATCGCGAGGTGGCCCAGGCGCTGACGGATGCCGATCTCAAGAAGGCGGGCGTATCCAATCACACGATCCTCGAGATGAGGGTAATGTCGGAAGAGGATGCGATGGCTATCCGCCTACAGGCGCACCACGATCTCATGATGGCTCGCGTCAATGATGCGATCAAGGGCATGGGCGCCCGCGTAATGTTCGCTCACGGTGGGTGCATGCCTTCGCCGTCCGCGCCCCGTGGGCGCCGCTTCGAGGTGGCCCAGTGAGACTAATGAAACCCCTCAGCAAGATCGGCCCGATCGAGAGCGAGGCCTTTCGCATCGTCTCGCCGGAGAACAATGGACGGATCATCCTCTCGCGCAATGGTGGCCCGTTCTATTCGCGGGAGTTCTCGGCGCATGAGGCGGTCGAGCGGATGAGCGATGGGTGGGTGCGGGAATGAGCGATCGCGAAGAGGTGCTTGCGCTCCATAAGCGACTCCAAACCGGATGGGAGGAAGAGAAGAGAAATGCGGTCACGATTGCCGATTTTGTCCGCATAGGTCGCGCCCGTGGCTTTAAGCCATCATGGGCCCGCGCTTACTATCGGGCGCGCGTCGGCCGCCCGCTCTCCAATCATGAGAAGCTGGAGTTCTATGTGGCGGAGACACGCTCGGCGCGGTGATTTCCGCCGTCTGGCATTTGTCCCTATTTCCCTTGAAAGACAGAAAGGGAGGCAGAGATGCGCCAAGATGATATCGACCGGATCGTTTTTTATGTTCGCACCAGCGCGAATGCGACCGGCTGGATGAACTGCGGGACAAGAACCGAGAAGTTCGACCGGCTCAACAAGAATGAACTCACAGAGGCAGCGAACCTTGCGCGGTGTTTTGCCAAGGAGTGCGAGCATCGATTGCGTGAGATCGAGGAGGGTGCAGCATGACTGACAAACCCACACCCACCCAGATCAAAGCCTTCCTCGATGACTTGGCGCGGATTAGTCTGCGGCATGGGGTGATGATCGAAGACGCCGGATCTATGACGGCAGAGGAGAGGGAGCTCGGCGACCTCGATCCTGATTTCGCCGGATATAGTCTGATGGATGACGGGACTCTGCATTGGCTCATCTCCGAGCATATCGGCGCATTTCCAGACGACATCGACAGCATCGACATCACCAAGCTCTCCAATCACGAGCGGCTCGAGATCCTTGGCGGCCGGCCGCACCTCGACGAGATGTTCGCGGCCGCGGACCTCACTCGGATGCTTCGTGAGGCTTACATGGCCGGCGTGAATAGCACGGGCCAGGGGTGGAATGGCGAGCACCCCGGAGACGCGTCGAGCCTCATCGAGTTCGAGCAGTCCGCCGCCGAATACGCCGCGAATATCGTGGGAGGGGAGGGCTGATGCAACGTCAGGAGACAAGCCAAGAGCAAGTCAAAGCCTTCCTCGATGCCTATGCGCGCCTCTGTGAAGATCATGGCCTGTCTTTCACGGGTTGGCATGGCCACATGTGGCTTGAGGCATTTTCTGGTGATGGCGTCAGTGTCGAATGGAAAGACGACAAGGGAATGCTGCTCGTAATCGAGACCGCTACGCCGAAGAAGTATCCCTATGATGTCCGTGAGATTGTCTCGAGCGTGAAGGTGGGAGGGCAGGGGTGATGCCGTGGAGACCGACAGACGATATGACACGCGATGAGCTTGTTGCTGAGGTCGATCAACTGCGCGAGGTCGTCGAGCGCCTTGCGGCAAATATCCCACGAGATATTCCGGATGCGGCCGGCGACGCATGGCACGGTGAGAACGCCGAGGCAGAAGTCAAAGATCGAGATCGACCCGGCAGAGGTGGATATCGTGGCGAGCAAGACAGGTGATTGGAGACGCGGCTTGGCATTTTATCGAGGGTATGAGTTCCGCTTCGACCTTCGATACCATCCTGCCGTGAGCCTTGAGGAGCATATCGCCGCCATGTCCAACCACGCCCGCCTCGAGTTCTATGCCGCGACAAATCCGCCACACCCATCGACGGAAAATCCTGAAAAATCAAAGAGGTAGCCGGGGGCCCCACGGCTCCCCGGATTCTATTGTGGGTATGCGGGCGGCTCGAACGATCGCTGGATGAAAATTTTGAAAAATCCGGCCTCACAACAGCAACAAGCGGAAACCCCTGAATAGATTGGGCCTTCGTTCGCCTCGTGGTGGTAGATCCGCAGGGAAAATCCGCCCCTCGTCTATGTCTCCGACATGACAAGCAAGAACACACCCAACAAGTGCTCCGTCAACGAGGCCGCCCGGTGGATCGGGTGCGCCAGGCAAACGCTGACCGGATGGCTCCAGGACGCCGAGATCGATTACTCGGACGGCATCGACGTGCCCGCCTTTCTGAAATGGAAGTTCCGCGAGGAATACGAGAAGGGGCGGGAGGCCGAGCGGAAAAAGTTCGCCCACGTCGAGCAAACCATCGAAGAGGCTCAGGCCGCCGGATACATCGACGAGGGAGAGGCGAAGCGCCGGAAGCTCGTGGCGCAAATGGCTCAGGAAGAGATAAAGACCGCCGAGCTCCAGGGGCTCCTCATCCGCACGGAAGAGGTCGCGCATGTGGTGCAGGGTGAGTATGCGATCCTTCGCGAGGCTCTCCTCACGCTTCCCGGCAAAGCCGCCCCGCGCCTGAATGTGCCGGGAGAGGATGACCGCCGGAAGATCCTCGAGGAGGAAGTCGACGGCGTGCTCTCAGAGCTCGAAGCCGATGCGCGATACAAGCTCAAGCAAGCCGAGGCCGGAAAAACCTGATGGCGCTCGACGCGATCCCCACAACGCTCGACGAGGTAGGAGCCGATCCTCGCGGATTGAAGCTCGCGCTATGGCGTGCTCGGATCGCATCCCTCGCGCCGCCGCCCCGGATGACGCCCTCGGAATGGGCCGAGGATCGCGTGAAGCTCTCCAGGCAAACCTCGAGCCAGGCGGGCAAGCTCCGCCTCTTTCCCTTTCAGCGGGGTATCCTTGACGCCTTCGCGGAAGAGGGTGCGGAGGTCATCGCGTTCCAAAAATCGGCGAGGGTCGGATATACCCAGATGCTCGCGCTCGGCATTGGATACTATCTCGAGCACTCGGCCTCTCCGATCCTGTCTGTCTTTCCGGCTGAGCAGGATGCGAGATACTTCGAGAAGACCTACATCCGGCCGCTCGTCCATGACACGGAATGCCTGACCGAGATCCTCCCGGATCTCGAGGAGCAGCAGTGGCACTCGAAGGTCACGCTCCGCGGCTCGTCCCTGGAGATGAAGCAGGCCGTCAAGTATGACAGCTTCCGCGCCTTCAACGCCCGCCTCTCCATCGGGGATGAGGTCGACGCGCCCGGCTGGAATCCCGGCGGCGGCACCACGGGAGAGGGCGATAAGACCGCGCTACTCCGGAAGCGTGGCGAGAGTTTTCCCGATGGCAGAATGATCTTGGGCTCGACTCCCACCGTGAAGGGCAGGAGCCGGATCGAGAGCTGGTATGAGCGTGGCGACAAGCGGCGCCGCTTTGTGCCGTGCCCTCATTGCACAGAGGCGAATGACGGCGAGCTCGACGGCTTCCAGTTCCTCGAGTGGGGCGGGCCGGAGACGAGCCACGGGATCAAGTGGCCGAAAGGTCGACCGGATGAGGCCTTCTATGTGTGCCGGCATTGCGGAAGCGCGATCGAGGAGACCCACAAAGCCTGGATGGACGAGCATGGCCACTGGGCGGCCACCGCCGAAGGAGAGCGGGGCGTCGTCTCGTTCCACATCAACGCCCTCTACTCGCCGTTCAAAAAAGCCGCGTGGGGTCGTCTCGCGGAGGAGTTCGTCGAGGCCGTCCGTCTCGATAAGGAAGTCGGAGACAAGGAGCGCCTCCAGGCGTTTATCAACACCACCCTCGGCGAGACGTGGCATGATCTCGAAGCCGAGAAGGGGCTCCGGAAGGCGCACGAGCTCGGCCGCTTCGCCCAGATCTATCAGGCCGCCGTCCCGGAGGGCGTGAAGTTCCTCACGGCCGGCGCGGATACTCAGTCAGGCAAGACCGGAGAGAACTCATACCGGGAGCTCTCCATCTACGGGTGGGGCGTGCGCGAGCGGCCCTTCCTCATCGGGCATTGGATCATCGACAAAGCCGTCGAGAGCCAGGAGGCCGAAGACGATCTCGCGGCCCTCCTGAGTGCGCCGTATCGCGGCGAAGATGGCCGAGACTATTATGTGCAAGCGGCCTGCATCGATGCGGGTGGCCACTATCAGCAAGAGACGATCGATTTTTGCTCGCGCTGGAGACAGAAGACCCGCAACGCGGCGAGATGGTGGCCGATCAAAGGATGGTCGGCCGGTGAGGGCAAGCGCGGCGATAAGATCTGGAAGACGGCAATCGGCACGAGCTCGAAGACCTATTCGGTCGACGTAGATCGCACGAAAGATCTGACCTTCAACAAGCTCCACGGCGGCGACATGAGGGAAGACCTTATTGTCTTTCCAGCCCAGCCGCTCGCGGGCTCGATCCCGATCGATGCGGATTTCTTCGAGGGGATGACGAAGGAGCGGAAGGAATATCTCAGGGGCGCGAAATACCCCGTCTGGAAACAGGCGAAGGGTAACGAGCCCTGGGATTGTCTACAGTATGCCTTCGCGGCTCTCCAGGCTCTCAAGACGCTCCCGGCGCCTAACCCGTTCCTCGGCATGCTCGACGGCGGCCTCGCGAAGCGTGCGGCCCCGGCGCGCCCGGCTCCCGCTGATCCTGATCAGGATGATCTCGTCTCGGCACCGCCGGCACCTCGGCCCGCCGCCTCAAAGCCGCGAGCGAAGAAGAAGGGCTTCCGCGTCTCACCCGCTCGCCGGTGATGCAAGAAAAATCCCCCTCTCGTCTATATCGAGCGAAAGGGAGCGCCCATGTCCTCGATCCGCTATCGCAACAATACAGACGCCGAGCTGATGGCGGTGGTCGAGAAGCTCGTGGCGCAAAAACACACGGGCCACGCCTCGCTCGACTTCAACGGTCAGACCATCGCGTTCAACTCGCCGGCCCTCATCGAAGAGATGATCCGCGAGCTCGAGGGTGAGATCGCGACGCGTGAGGCGAAGGCCGCCGGCAAGACGAAGCGCCGCTCGTGGCTCTTCAATCCGGCTCTCCCCGGCGGAAAAGGATACCTCTGAAAATGGCGAAGCGTCAGGCACCGAAAAGCGTGCGCCGGGCTCCGGCTCAGATCTCGGCCTCGGCCGTGTCTGTGAAGTCTCCATCGCGTGCCGTGAGCGGCACCGCGTTCGGCTCGAGTCGCATGCTCGGCGTCCGCGCCTCGTATGAAGCGGCCGGCACGAAGAAGCGGGGCCAGGAGAAGTTCGCTCACGCCCGCGGCGAGAGCCTCCGGTATCTCATTGGAAAAGATCAGCCCACGATCATCAAGCGGTGCCGCTACGAGATCCGCAATAACCCGATCGCCAACGCGATCGTCGAGTTCATCGTCGGCACAACGGTCGGCACCGGCCTTCGCCCTCGTATCGCTGACCCGGAGCTCCTCGCGCTTTGGAATGACTGGATCGACGAGTGCGACGCCGATGACATGGGCGACTTCTACGCGCTCCAGGCTCTCGCGATGCGCGAGATCGTCGCGACCGGCGAGGTCTTTGTCCGGCTCCGTCCTCGTCGCGCTCTCGACGGCCTTCCCGTGCCGCTCCAGGTGCAGCTCCTTCCGAGCGAGTTTGTCCCGCTCAAAGATGACGCAAACGCGGGGATCGTGTCCGGCGTGAAGTTCCGCGGCCCTGGTCAACGCTCGGCCTATCTCTTTCACGAGACACACCCCGGCGACGGCTCGACGGGCTTCGCGACTGAGCCGAAAGAAATCCCCGCGGATCGCATCGCGCACGTCATGCAAGTCCGCGAGGCCGGGCAGGTGCGCGGCGAGCCGTGGCTCGTGCGCTCCATTATCCGCCTCCATGAGCTCGATGAATACGAAGACGCGGAGCTCGTGAAGAAAAACTTCTCGGCCCGGATTACGGCTTTCTTCAAGCGGAAAAGTCAGTCGGACGCGAATGCCGGCCTCCTTATTGACCCGGAAACGGAGATCGACGAGGCCGAGGAGATGGAGGTCATCGAGAGCGCCAATCCTGGCGACGCGATGGTGCTCCCGGATGACTACGACGTCGAGTTCGCACCCACCCATCAAGCCGGGAGCGAGTTCTCCGCCTTCGTGCGTCAGATCCTCTCCGAGGCGTGTGTGGGTCTCGCGCCCATCGATCTCATCATGGATGGGGATCTCCCGGAGCGGTCTCAGCAGCTCACCCTCGCGAAATACGAGATCCTGGTCGAGCAACGCCGGAAGATGCTGATCCACAAGTTTTGTCGGCCCGTGTGGCGTGCCTTCCTCGAGGCCGCGGTGGCATCCGGTGCCTGGAAGGGCGATCCGGCCTCCGTCTATCGCGTCAAGTGGACGGGCACCCCGCTCCCGAAAATCCGGCGCCATCAAGAGGCCCAAGCAGACGTCACCGAGCTTCGCTCCGGGGCGATGACCTTCGCCGAGCTCGTCGAGCGGCGCGGCCATGACTACGCCGATCACATCGAACAACTCGCCAAAGAGGCCGCCGATCGCGACCGCCTCGGCCTGACCCTCGACGGCGATCCCCGGCGCACGGCGAAATCCGGCGCCGCTCAATCCGAAAAGACAGACAGCAAGGAGGAGCCTGAGGATGGCGACCCGCAAGACACCGAGCAAGACTAAGACCGAAAGCGCCTCCGGGTTTGTCCTCGGCTCCGGCTCGCGCCGTGAGCTCGAGGGCGTGCATCCCGATCTCGTGGCCGTAGTGGAGCGTGCGATCGAGCTCACTGAGCAGGATTTCACGGTGCATAGCGGCCTCCGCACCGCCGAGGAGCAAGCGGCTCTCCACAAGCGCGGGGCCTCTCAGCGAGACGGCTACAAGCGGAAGAGCGAGCATCAGGCTCAGGCAAGCGGATACGGCCATGCCGTCGACCTCGTGCCGTATATCGAGGGTAAGCTCCGCTGGGAGTGGAAGCCGATCTACAAGATCGCCGCCGCGATGCGCGACGCCGCCGTCGAGAAGGGGCTCCGGCTCCGGTGGGGCGGGGTCTGGGATCGCGATCTCAACGATATCCCATGCTGGGCCCTGGAGGCCGAGGTGAAGGCTTACTGCAAGCGGCACCCCGGCCCGGATTTCATCGACGGCCCGCATTACGAAATCTCGTGAGGCGCGTGCAAGAAAAATCCCCCGACCGTCTATATCGAGCGAAAGAAGGACAGACCGCATGAGCGATCAGATCAAAACTCGCGGGCTGAAGGGTGAAGTCCCCTTCACCTTCGCTCTCTTGGCCTCCAGCGATGCCGAGGTGATCCGCGCAAAGATCGAGGGCCCGATCGGCTTTCGCTTCGAGGATGAAGATGGCTCGATGGTCGGTGAGACCTCGGCGAGCTTTCTCAATGCGGTCTCTGAGGCGAAAAAAAAGTCTCCCTCCGCGAAGCTTATCGAGATCGACCTGAATACTCCGGGCGGCATCTTCAGCGAGGCCGTCGCGATCAAAACCGGTCTCGAAGGTCTCGGGGTGAAGGTTCGCTTCCGCACTACCTCGATCTCGGCATCCGCCGGGGCATATCTCGCCGTCATCGGCGACGAGCATCTGATCGCTGAAGACGCCTCCATGATGATCCATCAGGCATCGGGCGGCATTTGGGGATCGGCGGCCGAGATCAAGTCATACGCTGAGAGCGTCGAGCAAGTTAACGCGATCATGGTGAAGCGCCTTTCCCAAAAATCGGGGAAAGACGAAGCCGAGATCGCCGCTCTGATCGATGGCAAAGACTACTGGATGACCGGCCTCGATGCGGTGGCGATGGGCTTCGCCGATGGTCTCATCGAAGCTCAGGGCATCACCGCGTGCGCAGACGTCGAGGAGCTCCGGGCTCTGAACGCCCCGGAAGCTCTCATTGAGAAGGCCCAGGCCGCAACAGCCGAGACCGCGCCTTCCGATCCGGAAGAAGTGAGCGACGCCGATCCCGTCGATCCGGTCGAAACTGAGAGCGCCGATGAGGCCGCTCCCACCGGCGAAACCGATCCGGAGGAAACCCAGGGCGACGAGCTCAACGGCGTAGCCGATGAAGAGGAAATCGAGCCGGCACTCGACGAGGAGGCGCAAGCCGCCATCCGCGCCGCGTGCGCCGTCGCTCGCATGGAAGCGAAGGCCGAGGGCTTCATCTCCGCTCGCGCCTCTCTCGACGCGGTGCGCGCCGCTCTCTTCGACGCAATGGCCGCCGAGGACGAAGCGATCACCACCTCCCCGATCCGCTCCGTCTCTGACGAGGCTCCCGTAAAAACCGCCGCCCAGCGTTCGGCCGAAATCCGGGCCAGGCAGCACTCGAAGTTCCACTGAACACCCCAGATCCGGGCCCGCCCGCGCGCCCGGTTATCCACTTCAATCGGAAGCGCGGGCTCCCAAACAGACAAAAAGAAGGATTACTCCGCATGTCTGCAATCGTCGACTTTCTCTCGGAAGGCGTCGTCTCGGGCGATCTGATCGCTCACTTGGACGGCGTTATCGAGGGCATCCCTCACGCTCCGAGCCGCGTTCAGCAGCTCGGCCTGTTCTCGTCCGAGGGTCTCCTGAATACGACTACGGTCAAGTTCGACAAGACCTCCTACGGTCTGGAGCTGATCCAGAGCTCGACTCGTGGCACCAATGCCCCGAAAGCCTCGAAGCGCACTCGCGACACTGTTCATTTTGAGACCGTCCGCATCGCGAAGAGCGTCGAGATCACGGCTGACGAGATCTTGAACCTTCGCGCCGTGGGCTCGAATGCTCCGGAGCAGTGGGATCGCTACTTCGCTCAGAAGTCTCTCCCGGTCATCGGCTCGCTCCGTGCGACCCGCGAGTGGCATATGCTCGGCGCGATCAAGGGCCTGGTCCTCGACGCTGACGGCACCCCCCTCGAGAACCTCCACACGAAGATGGGCACCGATGCTCCCGCCGTTGTCTACTTCGACCTCGACGCGGCTTCCCCGGCTCCCGGTGCCATCCGCCAAGCGTGCGCCGGCATCGTCCGTCAGATTGCCGATGCTCTCGGCGGCGTTCCTCACACCGGCGTCCACGCCTTCGTCGGCCGCGCCTTCATGGACAAAATCGCCAACCATCCGGAAACCCGCGAGACCTTCCTGAACCAAGCCGCGGCGGCTGAGCTTCGTGGCGGCACCGCCTTCACGACCTTCGCTTACGGCGGCATCGTTTTCGAAGAGTATCGCGGCCTGATCGGCGCGACCAAGTTCGTCGAAGATGACGAGGCTCGCTTCTTCCCGGTCGGTGCGCAGGATCTCTTCAAGACCTACTACGGCGTCGCGGATCGGTTTGGCTTCAACGAAGGCCTCGGCGCCGTCGAGTATGCCATGCCGAGCGAGGACGATAAGTCCCGCGTCCGCGAGGTCGAGTATCAGTCGAACCTGATCGCGATCAACAAGCGGCCGGATACCTCGATCGAGGGTCGCGCCGGGGTCGCTCCGGCTCCCGTGGTCTAAGGGAATAGAAGGGGGCGCTCCGGCGCCCCTTTCGCTCTGAGATGACAGCTTTCGCAACTCACCTCCTGACCTCTCTCGGCCGCCCCGCGACTTACACCGCGCCGGGCGGTTTGGCCGTCTCGTGCCGCGCCATCATCAAAGACGTGGATCGCGAGATCCGCCTCTCCCGCTCATCCGATCTGGTAGGCTCCGACGCAGTGGCCTCGATCGACGCGAGCCTCAAACCTCGCCGCGGCGGTCTCCTGACCATCGCCGGCACCGAATACGAAATCTCCGGCCTCGTGCGCTCCAGCGCGCCCGGCCTCGTCGACCTCGGCCTCATGCGTCTCAGCGGGGCAGGGGTCGAGACCTTCGATTTTTCCGCCGCCGTGCTCGACGCGATGGGCGAAGAGATCACGATCGAAGGCCGCACCGTGCGCGCCCAGGTCAATCGCTCCGGCCTCCTCCTCGAGGAGGACAAGTGGGGCAATGGCATCGAGACGATCCGCAACGTGGTAGCCATCTCGAAAGATGACGGCGAAGGCGTGAAGGCCGGCACGATCCTCACCTTTGACGGGGAAGATCATCGCGTTCTCCGCGTGCTCCGCGATGGCGTCTCCATGCTCCGGATCGTGTGCTGATATGGCCGTCTCCGGAAAACCTAAGGGCGGCTTCGCGGGGTCGTTCGAGCGCGAGCTTCTCAAAGCCCGGAAAAAAGCCGGGCGGAAGATCGGCGGGATCGTGACGCGTGAGCGTCGCCGCGTCCTCGGCAAAGTCGACCCACGCCGGAAGAAAGCCGTCCGGAGCCTGGTAGGCCGTGGGGGTGAGTTGGTGATCCTCGATCACGCGCCGCTCGCCGAGGCCCAGGAGACCGGAAAAACGATCCGGCCCAAAAGCGGCGACGCGCTCCTCGTCCGCACCGGCGAGAGCTACCGGAAGGGCGTGAAGATGTATCGCTCGAAGGACGGGAAATATCTGTTCCAGGGCGCGGGCAAAGAGAAAAAACTCCTCGGCGTCTACCGGAAAGAGATCGTCATAAAAGCCCGCCCAGAGCACGAGCGCCTCCAGAAAATCGCCGAAAAACAGCTCGACCGCTACCGCGACGAGATCGACAAAAACCTCACGGAAGGCTGACCCCCATGACAGACCGCGCCGAGGAAATCCTCCAGGAGCTTCTCACCATCGCCGCGAAGATCGACCCGGCAATCCCCGCCGAGCTCGACCGCCGCTACGATATCGCCGATGAGGATCTCCCTCTCATTGTCGTCCGATCCGGCGATGAGGAAGTCGCGCCGGCCGAGGGTGCGCCCCAGGTCATTTGGGATCGCCGGTGGGTCATGACGCCCTCCATCGAGATCTACATCCGCGAGCCAGCGACCTCGAAGCAACGCGCCGAGATGAGCCGTCTGTGGGCCGCTTTCCGTGCCGAGTTCAAAGCCTCGCGGATGCTCCAGCTCATCTCCCAGGGCACCCTCCCGGAGATGAAGCGCACGGCCATCGAGCCCGACGAGAGCGCCGATATCGCGGGCCTCTCCATCGAGCTCGGCCTGACCTTCGACCGCTGATCCCGGTGCAAGATATTTCCCCCTCTCGTCTATATCAATCGAAAGCAAGGACACGCTAAAATGGCTGAAAACTACCTCCCCTCCGGCGAGAACATCACCATCCTGGGTGGTGAGCTCTACTTCCAGCCCGACGGCGCGCCTCGTGCTCGCTCGATGGGTCACGTCGACGCGTTCTCGTGGACGCCGAGCATCGAGACTGAGCCGGTATACGCGGCCACGTCCGGCGTCCGGAAGATGGTGAAAGAGATCACCCGCGAGATCTCCGTCGCGATTTCGATGACGCTCAAAGAGGCCACCGCCGCGAACATGGCGGCCGCTCTCCAGGGCACCGTCTCGAACCTCGTGCAAGCCGCTCAGACCGCCGCGAACAAGGTCGAGACCGATCTGACCCCCGGTGAGCTGATCGAGCTCGGCGCCCTCAATGTCTCGAACGTCGTCGTCACCGATGGCGCGGCCACTCCGGTCGCCCTTGTCGCCGGCACCGATTACCTCGTCAATGCCGAGGCGGGCTCGATCCTCGTGCTCACCGCCCAGGCGAAGATGGATGTCACTTTCGACGCGCCCGAAATCGTGGACGCGGACGGGAAGAAAGTTATCGAAGTGCTCTCCAATCAGGAAGGCGTCTCCGGCGTCTTCACCGTGATCGGGAAGAACACCCAGGGCAAGCGATACAAGCTCGTCGGCGTGCGGGCGAACCTCAAGCCGTCCGGCGATGTGGCTCTCCTCTCCGATGGCTCCGGCGTTTTGTCGATCGAGCTCGAGGGCTCCGGCGTCGAGAACCCGGCAAACCCGGGGAAGGCGTGGGGCCAGCTGATCTCCCTGAACTGATCCAGGCGGGGCGGGGCTAAGGCTCCGCCTCTCATTGACTGAATAGGAGGCCGCGCATGGCGACCGTCAAGACCCTCACGATCGGCACGGCCCAGCACCCGGCGCAGTTCCCGATCCGCGATTTTTCCGCAGCGACCGCGACCTCGCTCGTCGCCGACGTCGAAGCCGTTTTCTCTCTCGCTCCGGGTCATTACGAGATCCGCTCGAGCTCGGCACTCACATACAAGCACGGCCCGGCGGCCGCGGTGGCCGGCTATCAGGCCGTCCCTCATGACGCGGACACGTGGCTCGGCGTATCGGTCGATCGCGCCTCCGACCTGGTTGTGAGTGCGACAGACGCGGGCACCCTTTGGATCGTGCCGGCGGAGATCTTCTGATGATTTTCGGCGGCGGAAACGCTCAGGGCTTCGGCCCGGTGAGCGGGGGCTTCGTGCTCCGCCGTAAGCGCCGGGGCCTCGGTGGTGGCGGGGCTTCGGCTCTGGTGCTCACCGGTGGTAGAGTCTGGGAAGAGGCTCTCGGCGGAAAGACCTACGAGTTCCGCGAGTTTGCGGCATCGGATCTCCTTGGGGCCGAGGGTGCAGGCAAGATGGATATGCTGGTCGTCTCCGGCGGCGGCCAGGCGTCCTACACGTCCGGCTCTCAGGCTGGCGGCGGTGGCGGTGGCGCCGAGGCTCTGTGGGTCGAAGGCGTCGAGGTCTCTGCGGGCCAGTATTCCATCGTCATCGGAGCCGGAAACGGCAACCAGTCGAGCGCACTTGGGTTTGTCGCTGGGGCTGGCCAGGCAGGAAATGCCAGTAGCGGCACTGGCGGCTCCTCCGGTAACGGCAATACGGGCGGCCTCAGACATTGGCAGAATAAAGGCGGCGGCGGCGGCGCTGGTGCGAGCTCGAATGGTTTCGGCGGCGCCGGAGACCGAGGTGGCCATGGAGGCAACGGCTTTGACGCGTCTCTCCTGGTCGGAGTCACTGTAGGCGATGCTGGCTGGTTCGGCGGCGGTGGCGGCGGCGGTCTTGCGGCCTTCGATGGCTCGCAGGCGGTCGGCGGTAAGGGTGGCGGCGCGAACACCCGAACATCGCTGGGCAATGGAAACCACGGCCAAACCAACACTGGCGGCGGCGGCAGTTCCGCGGTCGCAAACAGCGGCGCGCGAAGCGGCGGTAACGGTGGCTCCGGCGTCGTCATCATCCGGAGGGAAATCTGATGGGGCATGCGGCACGCACAACTCCGCTTGAGTATCCGCTTCACCTCGTCGAGCAGGCGATCGTCACGCCCAATCCTCCCGCGGATTGGCAGGGCACCGAGGAGGAGTGGATTTTTTATCATGTCTGCATCCGTCTCGGTCAGCCGGGCACTTGGAGACAGGCCTCGTATAACGGCACCATCCGCGCCCGAATGCCGAAACCCGGCGATCACTATGACGAAGAGCGCGACGCGTATCTGACGCCTCAGCCGCATCCCTCGTGGTCTCTCGACGCCAATCATAAGTGGCAAGCGCCAGTCCCATACCCTGATGACGGCCTCGTCTATGACTGGGATGAGCCTTCCCTGAGTTGGGTCGAGGTAGTCCCCGCTGAATGAATGAAAGCCCCGCTCCGGCGGGGTTTTTCGTTTGTCCGGCCCGACCCTATTTCCTTCCCAGGCGCAGGATATTTCGTGCGCTCGTCTATATCCAGCGAAAGGAATGGGACAGAATGAAGACTATCACCCTCGAAGATCTCCGGCCTACGGTAGAGACCGTTCGCGCCGCCGGGGTCGACCTCCCGATCCACCCTCTCCGCATCCGCGATCTCCAGTCTCTGGCGAAGAAGCACTCCGCACTCGTGGCTCCGTTTTTCGGCCCTACTGAGGGGCGTGGGAAAGCAATCGTCGACGCGATCCTCGAGTGCGACGCGACTTGCGACGTGATCGACGCCGCGGTGCGCTGGGAGCCCGGCTCGGCCGAGAAGGCGCCCTTCTCAGCGGTCGAGGAGGGTCTGATTGTTATCGCCACGGTCAAGGCGTCGATCCCAGAACTGGAAAAGCTGATGGCCGAGGGGAAGAGCCTCTTCCAGCTCCTCGGCCTGAGCCAGGAGGACGGCGGCGAGGCCTGAGTGAGGGCTGGGCCGAGCTCGCCGCTCGGCTCGAGTTCTCAACCTATCCCGGCGATCCGTGGGATCTCTCCCCTCGTCAGTTGGTCGCCTACGCGACCCTCTATGAACGGGATCAGGGGCGCCGGAATGAGACGCTCTACGCAGTTATCCGAGGGGCCGTGAGCGTCGCCATGAGCACCGATCCGAAGAAGGCCAGCGAGGCCGACGAGAAAGTCAGAAAGGCCCTCTCGAATGGGAAAAAGTAGTGCCCTGAAGGTCTTCTTCGATGTCGATGGCGTAAAGAGCGCGATCCGCGATTTCGCGGGTCTCGACAAAGCTATCGACGGGGTAGGGGATGCGGCGGAGAATGCAAAGAAGCCCGTAAGCGAGCTTCCGGAGGAGATGCAGGCCGCCGCTCGTGCCGCTGAAAATCAGATGCGTTCTCTCGGCATCCGCACCGAGCGCACGGCGGCATCTCAGATCCGTAGTATTGAGGCCGTAAAGAAAAACCTCAAAGAGCAGGAGAAGCAGGGCCTAATCACGGCTCGCGAATATGCTGTCGCGGTCGAGCGGGCGAACGAGAAGATCGAGCGCATCACGCGATCGACTACGCGGCAGGTAGAGACGTTCTGGGATCGGGTGATCCAGAGCATCCAGGCCGCCCTCGCGCGTCTCGCCGCATCCGTGGCTCGGATCTCCGCCGCCCTCACTCGCCTCTCTGTGAGATCTACTCTCTCCGGCTTCGATCGACTGAGCGGTGGCTTCCTCACGCTCGGCAGGGCGGCTTCGAGTGCCGCGGGCATGGTGGCGAGAGCCGTGGCTTCGATCGGGAAAGGTATCGGCACGATCGCCGGCTTTGGCGGGGCGGCCTTTGGTGGCGCCGTCCTCGGCGGAGGCGCGGCCTCCGGAGCCTTCCTGAAAGCGGTCGCTGATACCTCCGGAGAGTTCGAGCGCATCGCGACGGCTCTCAAGGCTACCACGGGGGATGACTTCGAGCGGGCGACCGCTTTCGTCGCAAAGGTCGCCGGCGAAGTGACCTTCTCTCAGGAGCAGATCTCTCAATCGCTTCTCCGGCTCCGTAACTTCGGGTTTGGTCAGGGGTCGGCCGAGGTCGTCCTCCCGGCCCTCATCGATCAAGTGGCGAAGCTCGGCGGCACCTACGAAGACCTCGAGGGCATCACCCTCGCGGCGGGTCAGGCATGGGCGAAGCAAAAGCTCCAGGGCGAAGAAATCCTCCAGATGGTCGAGCGGGGTATCCCGGTCTGGGAGCTCCTCCAGAAGGTGACCGGGAAATCGGTTCAAGAGATCCAGAAGATGTCGGAGGCCGGCGAGCTCGGCCGCGAGACGATGGCTCTCCTATTCCAAGAGATCGGAAAATCCGCCTCCGGCTCGGCCGCCGGTCAGCTCAATACATACGGCGGCCTCGTGGCGCGTCTCGAGAAGGCCTGGAAGGCGCTTCTCCGTGCCGTCGGCGAATCCGGCGTTTTCGATATCGTCAAGAAACAGATCGAGACCTGGATCGAGTATCTCGGTCGGCCTCAGACGATCGGGATGGCTACACGCTTCGCCCAGATCGCCGCCGAGGCGATGGTGCTCCTATCTCGTGGCATCATGGAGCTCCTCGAGGTTTTGGGGCCGCGGTCTCTGACCGTCCTCCGCGACTGGATCAACCGTGCGGCGATTCAGTTCTCCTCCTTCATTGGCGCCGTGTCTGAGAGCTTCGAGTGGCTGATCCTCTTCGTGGACTCCAGCGTGAGCGTCTTCGAGACGCTCGCCGGTCTCATCAACCGCGTCGCGGCTCCGGCTCTAAATGCCCTGAGCGTAGTCATGAGTGCCGTGGCGCATGGCTTTAGCGCGCTCGACAACAATACGACGGAAGATTTCATCCTCGCTCTCGAGGCGGCGATCATCTCCGCGACCGCCGCGATCGTGACCTTCCTGAGCCGGATTGATCCGGAGGGGGTCGCGGCCTTCGTTCAATCCCTCGGCGGGATGATGGCTGAGCTCGGCCGGCTCGCTCAACTCGGCGCAGAAGGCCAGGGCGTGGGGGCGTTCCTCGAGCGCTTCAACAGCGTTCTCCTCTCGGTCTCGGAAATCATCAATCTCCTGAGCCACGATATGACGGAGCTCTTTACGAAGGGCTTCGCCGGCGCCGACCTCGATCTTCCGCTCTTGCAGGAGCTGAGGGGCTTCATCGACGGGGATATGAGGAGGCTCGCGGCCTACTTCGAGGCGATCAACTACTTCATGAACAACCCCGGAGAGTTTCTCCTCTCGTTCTTCAAAGAGCTCCTCGAGGTCGTAAAGGAGATCATGCAGGCGATCGGCGGAGGTCTCTGGGACGCGACGAAGTGGGGCATAGGCAAGATCGGCGACGGTCTGGCATCGCTTACGGGATATGGCCGCAATGATGGTCTCGCTCAGGTCGAGGAGCTCTTCAAAGCTCCGGAGCCCGCAGCCGCTCCCGTTTTCCCAGGTGCTCAGCCTATGCCGGCAGTCTCCGAGCGCATCGCGATCGACTTCAAGTTTCCGAGCGGACAGGTCGTCCAGCTCGAGGGGCTTCGTTCCGCCGTCGAGGAGCTTCGCCGCGAGCAAGCCCGCCTCAATAGCACAATGTCTTACTAAGGGTAAAAGCGAATGCCAGAGAGCGCATTGAAGATCACCACCGCCGATGGGGTTATCCCCTTCCCGGAGGGATCGGCTCGCTTCGTCGAGTGTGCGATCGAGCCGATTTCCACCTCCACCCGCTTCGAGCGGACAGTCAATGGGCGCCTCGTCGATCTGAGCGATCCGGCCTTCCGGAAGCTCGCCGTCAATCTTTCGGCGGCCGATCTCGTCGTCCCGGCAATCGGGGGTCTCTATGTGGGGCAGGCGGCCACCGTCGAGATCCCCACCGTAATCCGTGAGCGCGGGGCGGTGCCGGCGCGGCAAGCCGTCGAGGGCTCCATCCTGATCGGGAATGGGTGGGTCGAGTATCGGCCCGTCATCGAGGCCATGATCACCGGCCTCTCTACGTCCGAGACGGAAGGCAAAGCCGCCGCCTCCTGGTCGATCCAGGTCGAGGAGGTCTGAGTTTTGCTTAGCTTCGCCATCGTTGCCGCCGATGAGGCCTTCGACCCGATCGTCCATGCGAGGGAGGATCTCACGGTCTTCTCTATGCGCCTCTCCCAGAACTGCGAGGGCGGCTATGCCGTGGCTGATCTCGAGGTATTGAATGAGCGCACCCCGCTCCCAGGGAAGCGCGTTCTCATCGCCGAGGATGGGGTGCTCATCTTCGACGGCTTCGTTACCACCTCTCGCGGCCGTGTCGGCTCGAAGATCGATCTCGAAGTGCTCGCCAAGCCCGCCGATGCGGATGAGCGGCTCTCCGCTCTGGTCGAGAGCCTGAAAGTCGCCCCATATTATGACGCCCTCACTATTTCGCCCGATCGGCGTGGTGAGGCCCGTGAGGTGCTCGAAGGGTATAGCCGTCATATCGCCTGGGATCGCATCTCCCATGATGTCACCGCTCCCGATATCTATGGCGGCTCCGCGGTCATCGATCTGGAGCCTATCGAGGGCACGCTTTCCAGTAGCACCACGCTCCCGCCGAGCGAGATCAAGCTGAAGGCGGTCGCGTCATGGCGTCAGCTTTGCCGGGATACCTATGACCTGGGCGACAAGATATCCGGCCAGAAGACGATGACGCCCGGAGGATTTGTGGGGGTGGATGAGTGGCTCAAGCCGGGCGATATCCTCGGCACGGGCTTCGTCATTACGAAGGCGCTGATCGGCATCGCGGAGGATATCTTCGGCGATGCTAAGGTCGAGAAGGTCGTCGCTCAGAGGAGCACGGGCGGATACCATATCGACCCGGCGTTTATCGCGGACGGCGTTCTCGAGGCTCGAGCCGAGATCTCGACCTTGGAGGCCGAGTTCGAGGTCGTTCATACCTACGAGCTACGCCGATCCGAGACGATGACGGCGACCATCCCTCTATCTCTTCAGGACGGCCTCGTGCTCCAGGCTCCGGAGGAGATCACGATCAACCTCCAGGAGCTCACCGAGCAGAACTCGGCCGCGCCGTGGCAGCCTTTCGCTGAATACGCAGTCGGTGATCGCGTCCTGCATGATGGGGATATCTGGAGGGCGGTGGCCGAGCACATCGCCGGGGATGAGTTTGTCAAAGCAAAGTGGGCGCGCCTCGCCGAAGGGGAATATATTGCCTCGCGCCGCCACTCGTCTTTCATGCGCTCGACGAGGGGGAAGGCTCTTTGCGCCCATATGCTCGAGAGAGGGAGGGCTCGTGCGAGAAGCGCGTCGCGGTGTATTCGCCTGACCTTCGACACGGAAATGCCCGCAGATATTTCCGCGCTCTCGGCCGATACGGTAGCCTCCATCTCGTCGCCCGCAATCATCGGCGGCGCGGCATCCGGGAAGGTCGTCGAATATGTGCTTCGTTGGGCCAATGGTCGCAGGGATGCTCGCTTCTCCGTCGCGTGCTCTCCCGGTTTGTCTGAGGCCAACACGCTCTCCCTCGGCGAGTCTACATGGAGCACGCCGATCCGATCCGGAGGGGTCGAAGTCAAGATCGTAAACCCAGGCGAGCTTCAGGAAAAATACTTCAAGGAGTTCGGCGATCTTCCC